ATCTGTAACGTATCCTGTTGGTGTATTACGACCAAAGAATAGTTGATATGTTTTCTTATGTAAGTTGTGTCTGCTCATGTGTCCAGGTGGTTGTGGTTGACTGTGAATTGGTTTGTAATAATAATAAGTTAAAAAAGTTCTGCTCTATAAATAATATAGAACAGAGTATAATAGTAATTAATTGCAATTAGAATAACACTCCTATACTAAATACAACGATTAGTAAATAAAGTAATACTCTTTGCCTTTCCAATAATTCATTGGCAGCTATTAATAAGTCTGCCTTATTGGTTTTTAAAGTGAATTGTTTCATAGTGATTCAATAAGTATATATGTTAAGAATAAAGGAGCAAGTGCGAATAAAATCATAACCATACTCTCCTATTCTTATTTATTGTACTTGGTAATACTGTAATAGTTACATTCTTACCTTGTGCTTTTAACTGATCAATTTGCATTGATAGTTGTTGATAATAAGTCAGTTTCATTAAATTAATAACTCAACGTTTACTTGGAATAATTACTTATCCCAACGATCCATAAGAGAATTGAACTCTTATCTTTAGGGCGACAACCTAATATTCTAACCATTAAACTAATGGATCAATAATAACTCAGCCGAAACCGAGTTGACTGTGAAGAATTAATATACCCTTTCAGTATATACTAATCCCTCAGTGAATTCATTACCCATCAATGATTGACATAAATCATAATCATTTTGATTGAGTAAATAATCTACATCAATATCATATTGCTCTCTTTCATAATCAAGATCAACTGTAACTACATAGTTATCATTAACCTTTTCATATTCAAGACCAATAGCATCAACTAGATCATATAAATCTGAATTAACAGTGAATTTAACTAATGACATAATTAATACCCCAACCATTCTAGAATTGACTTAGCATTTAATGTAACACCATTATCTTCTACAAATTCTTTATATGTAGAACCATGATCATTACATAATCTCTTTGCATTATCTAATGATAAATGAATACCATCAATTGTTGCATCAAGTACTGAAGATGTATAACTATCTTCATAATACTCTTCTTCATAGTTGAACATAATTAATACCTTTGTCGCTTACATACACATTATAGCAATGTTATCTGACCTATGCCATAGTATGTCTCCATTCCCACATGATACTGTTGAGAAGACAGTACTATCCAGTGCACCACTGCATTGTCCCTTCTCTTTTCTTTATTGACTGTGATTTAATTTGTATCGCAACAGATCGCAACACAATAACATCAATTTAAATTGTAGATTATAGCAGTACTAATCAGAAAAAATAATGATTTCAACTGTAACTAATTAAGAATTAATCAGTATTATTCAGTAAAATCGGACCCCATGAGGGGGATCTGCGTCCAGGCGGTGACGCTAACTCCCTTCAGAGATTTTTGTTATTTTTTTCTGATATTTGCGGAGTATTTTCTGAGCTTTGTGTCTGGTTAAAGATAGTTGAGCTTTCTGTTGTAGTTTTAGGAGTTTCTTGAGAGCCTTTTGCGTCATTTACCCAATATCGTGGACCTTTGGGTGTATTTAGTTTAGTTTGTTTAATAGTGAAGTCATTTCTTAAGTTTTGAGGTATATATTCAGGATAATCAGTTAATTCCTGAGGATATTTAACTTCAGTCCAATTATCTTGAGGTAATTGTTGTTTAAGAAGGTTCCAGAGAGTATTCATGTAGCTTATATGATGATTATAGAAGGGTAAGAAGTCAGGATAATCATCTTGCATCCACTTTACTCTAATCATAGAGTTAATTATATCTTTTTTCTTACGTTTAACCCCAACCCAGTGAAGGGAAGGTATAAGGTGATGAATGAAATGGAAGTTATAGAGAGCAGTAGGGGATTGAATCACCATTTGATCTCTACCAGAATCAATGAGATCTTTAAGAATGTTAACATGTTCTGGAGTAGGGAGCCAATCATTATCTTCTAAGACTAGATGCTGTTTAGCATTACCTAAGATATGAGCAGCTATAGTAGTTCCACTACGTTGGCAACCAGTTACTATTATAGTCATGGGTAGTTTAGGAGTGGTATATGAGGGATATCAAATGATGATATCTGTTGTAGGAAGAGGGAATGAAGTCGAAGACAAATTCCCTCTAAGGGGTCGGGTCCACCCTTCCCTTCCCCTGTATACGGTAGGGATCAAAATACCTAGTCTTTAAACCCAGGTAGGGACTGGTTTTCCCGAATCTAAACCTCTAGATTTATCACGCTGATCTTTATTCATACCTAAGACAGTATGATTAGCAGAGTTTTCAGGTGAATCTAAGAAGTCTTGTAGCATTGAATTCCACTCATCACGTTTACGCATAACGATAGCATCATGAGCATTAATAGCGAAAGCATCAGTGAAGTATTTCACACCCTGAGCGAGGCAGTCAAGTCTGTCATCATGTTTAACAGCACCTTTCTCTCTACACATTCTACTCATTTGGTAGAAGAGCATATACAGGAGGCGAAGTTCTGGTGCTTCTTTTGGATTAGATTTGTAGTCCCACTCTATAACCGATTTATCAACCACAAGTCTGTGCTGATTAAGAATAGGTTCAAGAGAGTCAATAATACGATCTTCTTTTCTAACATTAGCACGTACCTCTTCTATGTCTATTGCAAGTCCAGCTTGTTTAAGATGTTTCTTAAATAATTCTCCAACAATTCCATCTCCAAAGTTAGTCTCGATAACGAGTTTTGTAACGCCATACTTTCTACATCGTCTGAGGATGTTGAGGAGGGTTTCATCAGAGTATCCGTCTCTATAGGCACGCATCTCATGTAGATATAAGAATCCATTCTTTTGACTAATAAAGGCGGCTGCGGTCTCATCTGTACCTCGTCCTGAGGGATCAACGGAGCAGATGGTTTCGGCATAGGGTGTCCATTCTCCAGATAACTGCATTGGAGAATAGAAGTAATCCCCTGGGAGTCCAACTGTAGGAAGATCCTTGATGACATTGGAAGGATCGGAGCACCATATAACATTGTCGGGAGCAGTAGAAGGGTTGACACTGGTAACAACCAGATCAGCCATTTTAAGAGGGAACTTTTCTGCATCAGATAGAGAGGTGTCTAATTGGAATTGAAGCATGTAGTTAGAACGACCCATAGCTGCTTCACGCTCTACTAGGTCATCATTATCAAATCTATCTGGATCTGTTACATCCCATTCTTCTGCTCCTGAATCCATATCTTCTTGGATTTGAGGAGCTAATAATCCTTCGTACTGAGAGAGTTTATCTTTTCTTGGGTATCTACTTGGCCAAACGAACGGACGGTAGTTACGCTCTGCCAACTTACGATAAATAGTAAAAGTAGTCTGAGGAGTCCCGAGATACATAATACGGCTATCACGTTTCGGCGTGAGGATGG